TGATCCTGAAGATGGATCAGAGTGGATACAAGTAGGAATGAATCCTTATCGTGCTAGTTATTTTGTAGACAAGAATACAGGTACTCCACTAAAATCTGCAGAAGAAATGATTCAAGTAGGTCCACTTGTTTTTGCAAAAGGTTCGCAAAGATTAAAACCTTCAGATTTTAAAAAAGATAAATCATTAACAACAAGAACAGATACAGATAAAATAGTACCTTTTAAAAAGGGTGGTTCTGTGGTAGAACGTAATCCTTACAACTATACAGCAAGGGCAATATAAAACATGGCAACTGAACGCAATCCATTTGATCCTATTCCAGAAATGCATGTTACAAAGATTGAAATAGAAACAGAGCAGGAAGATACGGATCAAGAAGCTACTATTGAATACGATGAGTCAGACGGTGGTGTAGTAGTATTTCTCTCTGAAGAACAAATAGAAGAAACAGACGAAGAGTTTTATCGTAACCTCGCTGACGACATTGATGATGATGTACTGGAAGACATTGCACAAGATGTATATGATAACTTTGTAGCAGACAAAGATAGCCGTGCTGAATGGGAAAGTATGTTTGAGCGTGGCTTTGATCTTTTAGGTCTAAAGCTAGAAGAAGCATCAGAGCCATTTGAAGGTGCTTGCACGGCGGTACATCCTATTTTAATTGAGTCTGCAGTTAAGTTTCAATCCAAAGCAACTCAGGAATTATTCCCTGCCAGCGGACCAGTTAAGTCACAGATTATTGGTGATGTGTCAGAAGAAAAAGAAAAACAGGCACAGCGCGTTCAACAGTTTATGAACTACCAAGTAACTGATCAGATGACAGAATACTTCGATGAGTTTGAACGTATGCTGTTTCATCTTCCTCTCATTGGTTCAGCCTTTAAAAAGATTTACTTTGACTCAGGACTGAATCGTCCTGTTTCAGAGTTTGTTCCTATTGACCAGTTTTATGTGTCTTACTATGCTACTGACCTACGTAGGGCAGACCGATACACTCATGTTATTTATCGTTCACCAGTTGAAATGCGTAGAGACATTGCGGCAGGAATGTATGCAGATGTAGAACTTCCTCAAGCATCTATGCCTGAATCAACACCAATGTCACAAAAGATGGATACTATTATGGGTCTATCTCCTTCCAGTGATAATGATCCACAGTATGTTCTTCTTGAACAGCACTGTTACTTGGACCTAGAAGGTTATAAAGATGACGATGGATTGGCTCTGCCCTACATCGTAACTATCGAAGAAAAGAGTCGTCAGATTTTGTCTATTCGTAGAAATTACGATAAGGAAGATCGTCGCAGAGAAAAGAAGGTGTTCTTTACTCACTATCGTTTTGTACCGGGCTTTGGTTTTTATGGTCTAGGTTTAATTCACTTCCTTGGTAATCTTACCATGACTGCAACTGCAGCTATGCGTAGTCTTGTAGATGCTGGTCAGTTTGCCAATCTACCGGGTGGATTTAAAGCCAAGGGTATGCGTATTGTAGGAGATAATGATCCTATTGCTCCGGGTGAGTTTAAGGAAGTAGAGGCAACTGGTAATGATCTTTCAAAGATGATTATCAATCTACCCTATAAAGAACCATCACAAACACTTTTACAGATGCTTACGTTTATTACTGGTACAGCACAGAAGTTTGCTGATACAACAGAGCAGGTTGTGGCTGAAGGTGTAAACTATGGGCCTGTCGGAACAACAATGGCGCTGTTAGAAGCAAGCAGCAAATTTTTTAGTGCAATTCACAAACGTCTGCACAAGTCTCAGAAAGACGAATTTAAACTTCTAGGACGAATTAACTACGAGTATCTTCCTGATCAATCAATGTGTGACATTCCAAATGGAACACTAAAGATTTATCGTAGTGACTTTGATGGCAGGATTGATATTATTCCTGTCTCTGATCCAAACATTCCTTCATCTGCTCATCGCATGATGATGGCACAGCTTGCATTACAGCTCGCTCAGTCTTCACCACCGGGAATGTTTGACATTGAAGAATTAAATAAAACAATCCTTAATGCAGCAAATATTCCTAATCTTGATAAGATTATGCCAAGCAAGCCAAAACCTGTTCCGCTTGATCCTGTCAGCGATATTGCTGCTTCAGTTAAGGGTATGCCAATTAAAGCATTTCCCGGTCAAAACCATGATGCTCACATTCAGGTTAAGACCATGTACCTACAAGACCCTGCTAATGGTGCTAATCCGTTAATGCAACGTATTGCTCCAATTTTAGAAGCAAACATGCAGGAGCATTTAATGCTGAAATATCAGGAACAAATTACTGGTATTACAGAAAACATTGTTACTGCATATGGCGATCAAGCAGAACAGCAGGGCATTAATCCTAATGATCCTCAAGTTATTGAAGCGGTTATGGCTACAGCCGCACAGCAAGTTATGCAAGCAAATCAGATTGCAGCTATGCAGCAACAGGCCATGTCTCCTGAAGCGCAGCTTGTTCAGATTGAAGGACAGAAACTTGGCATTGAACAACAGAAGATTCAGGCACAAGCCGCTAAAGAAGCAGTTAATGCTGTTAATAAAGAGCGTGAACTTGACCTTAAAGAGTTACAAATTCAGTTGGATATGTTCAAAGAAGGTGCTAACATTACTGCTAAAGCAGAAGATTCAGAACGTGATAGAGAATCTAAGAAGGCTATTGCGGCTATGGAGGCACTGCTTGAGTTGGCAGACACTGAAGCAAACATTGATCGAGACAAAACTCTTAAAGCTGCAGACATGTTGAGTAAGTTTGTTTCTGAACGTAATAAAGGATAACAATGGAATTTTGGGACGAATTAAATTTAAAGTATGATGAAAAATTAGAAGAAACAAAAAAATCTCTTGCGTATGGCAATGCTTCTAGTTACGATGAATATCGTCAAGCAGTAGGTCTTATTGAAGGAATTGAATGGGCAAAGGACTTACTGAAACATATAGTAAAACATCGTATCTATGAAGAAGAGGATTAAATGCAAGCAGTACCTATGGAAAAGTCTATTAATAATTCAGACTGGGCAAATGAAGACACACAGTTAATTGATGTAAATGATTTGCCTGAACTTCCCGGCTATCACGTTTTAGTACAGCCGGTGCATGTAAAAGAAAAAACAAAGGGTGGAATTATTATTCCTGAAAAGACACAGGAAGATATTTCTTATCTTACTACAGTTGGCAAGGTCTTAAAGCTAGGTGCTCTGGCTTATCAAGACAAAGAAAAATTCCCATTAGGAAAGTGGTGTTCAGAAGGTGACTATGTTTCCTACGGAAAGTTTAATGGTCAAAAGATGGTTTACAAAGGAGTAAAGCTACTTCTTTTATTTGATGACCAGATTATTATGAAAGTACAAAGTCCAGAAGTATTAGACCCGACTTTTAATCTTTCAAACTAAATTTGTATATTTTTATTATTTATAATAAAATATATATAGGCGAAGGATAAACCTCAATTCGTTAGGTTCGCCACTAGCGGGTATGTAAAGGAAAATAAATGAGTATTGATAATGAAGAATGGTCAACCATTGAAATAAAAGACCAAGAAGAAAAAGAAGCTGTTGAATTTGAAGTAGAAGGTGAGGAAGAACAAGAGCCTTTAGAAGTTGTTCAAGAAGAAGAAAAAAAGGAAGATGTTCAACTAGAGCCAAAACAAGTAGAAGCTACTGATGAAGATACACAGCCAGAAGCAAAAGAATTAGAAGGTATTGAAACAAAAGGCGCAGAGAAGCGTATTCGTCAGTTAATTCGTCAGCGTAAAGAACGTGATGAAAAACTACAACAGATGAAAGAGCGTCTTAGTAGTCTTCAAAGTGAACTAAATCAAAAAGAAGAACAACTTTCTAATTCACTTAAAAGTTCTATTGATAGCAGTGAAAATCAACTAAGTTTAAATCTTGAGTCTGCTAAAACTATGTATCGTCAGGCTGTGGAGAATGGCGATATTGATGCTCAACTTGCAGCACAAGAGACTATAAGTAAAGCTCATGCCGAACTAAATCAAATTAATAGTCAACGTGCGGCATGGGAAAATTATAATACACAGTTAGAACAGCAACAGCCTGTACAACAGGAGCAGACAAATAAAACTCCTAAGTATGATCCTAAAGCTGTTGAGTGGGCAACACGTAATGACTGGTTTGGTAAAGACCAAATTATGACAACCGCTGCTTTAACTGTTGACCAAGAATTAAAAGAAGAAGGATACGATCCTTCTGATGATGACTTTTACGAGGAAATCGACAAGCGTTTACATAGTCGTTATCCTCAAAAGTTTCAGGGCGAAACTACCCAAGAACCTGAAACACCTCGTTTGCAGGATACATCGTCAAATTCTGCTCAAGTTGTTGCTGGTGCGTCACGCACACCAAAAACCTCTAAGGGTAATAAAATTAAACTAACACAAGAAGATGTTCGTTTAGCTCAAAAGTGGGGTATATCACTTGAAAAGTATGCTGCTGAAAAGTTGAAAGTCGAAAAGGCTGACGGCGAATATACTAGCATTTTTAATTAAGCGTGGAAGGAAAATTTACAATGACACGAGAAACTAACTCACGTACTGCAACTACTAGGGAAACTCAAACACGCCGGACGTTTGAAGAACCTAATTGGTTACAAATTCCAGAAACTGTTACTAAGCGTTTTCAGAATGAAGGCTTGGCCTTACGATGGATACGCATGACACTCAAAGGCAATGACGATATTCAAAATATCGGCAAGCGTCTAGCAGAAGGTTGGGAGTTTGTACAATCTGAAGAAGTTCCAGAAATGTTGCACTCCTCTGTCGTGAGAGAGGAAGGACGTTATTCAGGAGCAGTCTGTCGTGGAGACTTGGCCTTGGCAAAAATGCCTTACGACCTAGCTGAATCTCGTCAGGAATTTTATGAGCAAAAGAGTAGAGATGCGGTAGACGCTGTAAACGCTCAGTTAATGCGTAGTTCAGATTCACGTATGCCAATTTCAAACTCTAGTCGCTCGCGAGTAACTACAGGAAGGCAAGCTTCTTTTCAAGAATAGCTTTCCTGTTTGTCATAGTAATTTTAAAACAAGGAAAGGAATAGTGTTATGTCTACTACAAAAGCACTAAACGGCCTTACTCCTTCTCGCAAACGTGGTAGTGGTGCTAATAGCACTGGTGCTAATTCATATCGCATTGAAAGTGGTTTTGGAACAAACATTTTTAGCGGCGATATTGTTTGTAATGCAGATGGGTATGTTGTCGGTCTAAGCGTTTCAACGCAAAAAGCAATTGGTGTTTTCACTGGTTGTCAATACGTTGCTAATGGCGAACAGAAGTTTTCTAACTATTGGCCAGCCAATACTTCAGCGACAAATATTGTAGCTTACGTTGTGGATGATCCACAGGCTACATTTATTGTTCAGGCTGATGCTTCTCTATCCGTTGGTGATATTAACTCACAGAACTTTAGCTGTACTTTAGGCGCTGGTTCTACTTATACCGGGCGTTCAGGCTTTGGTATTGAAGCTGGCTCACGTACCACTGGTACTGGCGGTATGCTTCGTCCAATTGCTGTCCTAGACGAACCGGGTAATAATATTGATGTCTCTGCAGAACGTGCCTTCCCCAAGGTTGAAGTTCGTATCGTCCGTCATGTCGATGCTTACATTTCTGCTGACGCATCTGCCAACTAAGGAAGGGAGTAATTAGATATGGCTATTAATCGCTCTAGTATTGCGAAGGAACTACTCCCCGGTCTAAATGCAGTATTTGGCATTGAATACAATGATGTGGACAACGAACATGCTCCACTCTTTGATATTGAACAGTCAGATCGTGCATTTGAGGAAGAAGTTCTATTCACCGGCTTTGGTACTGCACCTGTTAAGGGTGAAGGTGCTGCAGTTCAGTATGATGACGCACAGGAAGGTTACACTGCTCGTTACACTCACGAGACAATCAGCCTTGCCTTTGCTGTTACTGAAGAAGCTATGGAAGATAACCTTTATGACACTTTTGCCAAGCTACGTGCGCGTGGTCTAGCACGTTCAATGGCAAACACCAAACAGGTTAAAGCTGCAGATGTTTTCAACAACGGCTTTAACGCTGCTTATACTGGCGGTGATGGTGTGGCACTATTTAGTGGCTCACATCCAGTTGTTGGTGGTGGTACTCAGTCAAACACTCTAGGTGCTACTGACCTTTCAGAAGCTGCTCTAGAAACTGCTCTGATTACCATTTCAAAGGCAAAGGATGATCGTGGTATTCTTATCGGTCTTCAGGCTGAATCACTACATGTACCACCTGATCTTGCATTCACTGCAGATCAGATTCTTAACAGTGCAATGTCAACCACAATTGGCGTAAACCCAACCACCGCAACAAACGGTGCAACTAACGTCAATGACATTAACAGCATTCGTAATCAGGGTCTAGTTCCGGGCGGTTTTTTCGTAAATCGTCGGTTCACTGATACAAATGCATGGTTCATTCGTACTGATGTTCCAAACGGCACAAAGATGTTTGTTCGTGCGCCACTTCAAACCAAGATGGAACCTGACTTTGATACAGGCAATCTTCGGTTCAAGGGGCGTGAGCGTTACAGCTTTGGTTGGTCCGATTGGCGTGGTTTTTATGGTGCTTCAGGTTCTTCCTAAGTTCCATTTAAATTAAGTTAATTATAGGGTGGAGAGAAAGAGGAACTACAATCTTTTTCTCCACCCTTTGCTTTTGTAATTAAATATATTGTTATATAATATAGCTAGTTAATTTATTTATAAAGGACTAACAAATGGCAACTAATATTCGTCAAGGATTTGTTACGGGTAGTGGCGCAGTGCTAGATACTGTTTCGAGTGTCACTCTTGCAGATACTCGTATCCGTTCTGTTTTTGCAACAGGGGTTGGTACATTTCTTATTACTGGTACGTCTACCGATGCTTACGGAACAGTAAAAGGAAATAATATTAAGTTTGTAAATACTACTGCTTCTGATGCTAATGAAATCTTTTTCAATGACCTTGGTATTCAGATGGCAGGACCAGTTAAAGTTTCTGCACCAACATCTGCAGCAACAGTAGCAGTTTTCTATGGCTAATTATTCTTACCTAGTCAACGATATTATTCAAGCATGTGAAAATGATGGGACTGAGTTTTACGACTACATTCCCAACATGGTCAATCGTGCAGAGGATCGCCTGACAAAAGACCTAGACGATTATGGTTTAGTGTCTTATACGTCAGTTGCAGTGTCTTCTGGAAATAATATTCTTACACTTCCATCAGGAACTAGAGTAGTTAAGAACATTAACATTGTCAGTAACTCGACCAAGATTAATTTACTGCAGCGTACAGACGAATATATTAATGACTATTGGCCTGTAAGTTCCTCTACTGGCGAACCTAAGTATTATGCACCACGAAATAATTCTACTGTTCTAGTAGCTCCTACGCCAGCATCTACTTATAATGGTCAGGTAGTACACGTATCACGACCAGTTACATTAACATCTGCAGCACCTACAAATTATTTTACTGATTTTTGTTATGATCTTCTTTTCTATGCTTCAATGGTAGAGGCAATGATCTTTCAAAAAGATTACAGTACTGCTCAGTTGTTCGATACTAAATATCAACAGCTTCTTGAGCTACAACGTAATCAAGCTCGTCGTACACGTAGGGATGATATGGAAACACCAGCAAGTCCCGGTGGAGCAGACAATCCTCTTGTTGCAAATTCAAATTAATCAAGGAGTTTATTATGCCCGGTCCTATTTTTGATCCTCTTAATCCAAATGAAAGTCCTGCTATGGCTTATCAGCGTCAGCTAGATAA